TTCAAGTTCCTGTTTCCGCAAGTTCAGCTCTTCTCTCTGAATGATGTTCAGCGGATCTTGAGCTTCCTGCTGCTGTTGCTGCTGTTGAGCCTCAGCTTGGTTCTTCTGCTGAAGTTGTTTGGCGGCTTCAGCCGTGAGCTTGGAAATCTGAACTTCGATGTCCTCAGGCAGCTTCTCGTCTTCCGGAGGCAACGCAGTACCCAACTGCTCCTCAATCTGTTTGCGATATAGGAACGCCACATGCTCAGAAACGTGTGTAGCCAACGCCGCGCTCATAACTTGAGCATTCGGGTTCTGCTTCATCAGCTCCATGATCTTGGGGTCTTGTGCCATTGAGACGTGTACTGCGAGGTGTGCTTCATGGTCTTGATACATGAACGCCTGCACAGGTTTGCCCGTAAGCATCGCCATGTTCTCCGTCACGGGATCCATGGGCTTAACTTCTTCTTCGTTCGGTAGAACCTTGCTCAGGTTCTTGACCCCCAACGTCTCAAGCATCTGTCGGTGTAGCTCTTTCATGTCGTACATCTGCGGAGCAGTCTGAGCCAACTGCATCACCGCCTGATACTGCACAACCTTCTGAGCCATAGTGCTGGAGTTAGGATCTGACACGGGGATAACCTCCACCACGTCGTAATCCTTCTGCTTGGCCTTGCGTCCACCGGTATCCGGCTCGTACGCATACTCTTTAGGCGCAAAGTCCCGAATGATCGCCGCCAACAACCGAAACTCACGCTTCATCGCGTAGTGCACCCGCGCTTGGACGGATGTCATTACCTTCAACGTACGCTCCAGAATTGCCAGCGTAGTCCCTACAGGAGACTGCGAGGACATATCCGCAACTTTGAGATCTGACGTAGACGCGAACTTGCGTCCTTCTTCGACGATGGTTCCCAGAAGCTGGTACAACACCTGCGACGGCTCCTTGTACGGCAGCGTCATGATGTTGTCCTTGATTGTCCCGGACGCTACGTCTACATCACGGAACTCTCCGGGGGAGATAGGCGTGTCATCTCCCTTGATTCGCATACCTCGGGTCTTAAATCCTCCGGGCAAATTTGAGAGAGTGCCGGCATCAACCAACTGCCTAATGAGAGAAGTGCCAGATTTAGCAAAGCTGCCAAGAAGATGCACAAGACCAAACGCATAGAAGCCAAACCCCGGAATGTATGGATAGTGGACGAAGTGCTCCCGCTTAGCCTTCTTCTCATCCTCAGGAGCCCAGTTGCGGTAGATAGAAAGGACGGTTTCGGTCGTCTTCTCTATAGTGACCACGTAGGGAAGTGCGATCCCTTCCTTCGATTCATCCTTGGCCTCGTCGTCACTCTCGTCGTAGTCCGACAAGTCCAAGTTGACGTGCATCTCTAGAATCTTAAATCGATCATCGGAAGTGGCAGAGAACCCCATATTCTCCGCAATCTTCTTCTCAACCTCATCCAAGTCACCTTTGCGTGGCTCGCCCAAATCAACATCTCGATAGAAGCCCGCAGCCTGAAGTTTGCGAATCTCATTCTTCGATTTCCTCATCACGTGGGTAATGCGCTCAGCCGTCTCAAGGTTAGACGCGCCGTACGGCACCACGAGGTCTTCCGCAGGAACATACAACGCCGTCGGACGGTCAACGGACGGGTCGTAGTACACCTTCTTGAAGGCATTCCCACTAAGCCCCAACCCCCACAACAACCGCTCATGCTCCGGGCGATACTCCGTCATCACCTCTGTAAGCTGAAAATTCATGTCATCCCGGACGTTCTCGGCGGCACGTATCTTCTCAGGACTTTCTTTACCGATAATCTTTGTCTTGACCGGCCCCATTGCAGGGAAGGTCTCCATGATAGTCTCGGCTTGAAACTTGACGAGGGCCTCAGACAGCAGGGGGTGGAACACACCACACGCACCCGCCCACGGCTCCATCCGCTTCTCAATCTTCAACCCCAACAGCTCCATGCCGTCGATGTAGGTCTGGAGCCAATCCTTACGTGAGGACAAGTCTCCTTCAAAGTCTTCAATCAGGTCAGAGGCCAAGGACGCTAGTACAGACTCCGGCATATCTTCTGCCAAGTTCTCAAAGAACTCGCTGTCCTTGTCGTCATCTTCAATCTTGGAAACACCTAGCAGCTCGTCCATGTCGAACTCAGCTTCCGACTCCTCCTCTACTTCCTCGTCAGGGAGGCGACTTCCGTCGTCTTCGATTTCCACTTCGATTTCTGGCATTTCGTTTTCGTCAAGCTCGGCCATGGGTTTTTCCCCTTAGTAATATGGTTTGCGGTTCGGATTCCGATACCGCCAATTCAAGTCTTGATCAGGCTCATCCAGCACAGACCGCACGTAGCCGCCCTGCCTAAACCGTGCAAGCGCCATGGAAACGGAGTCCACATAGTCATCGTGTTCCCCAGCGGGGAATGACGCCACTTCCTCCACAACCTCTTCCGCCCAACGGGTTTCTGGTGTCCAGACTTTACCAGAAGCAAAGATGTCAGAAACTGCGTTTAACCGAGATATCTTGTCGTTCCCCTTGGTAGGAGTGAATTCCTGCACTGGGATCCCCATGGACCGAAGCTCATAAATAAGCGGTGCCCCGCTCGCCTTCTTTTCGATAATCACGCCGTCCGGCTGCCATTCTTTATACTGATCAAGAACCAACCGTTTTAATTCAGGAAACTCCAACCGGTCACGGAAAGCGTTAAGAAGAATTATGTTTGCTTGAGGCATCCCTCTTTCTTCTTTTCTAACCTCCCAATCACTCCCGTCGTCATCCTTATAAAATATACCCCATATCGTACACGCGGAATAGTCCGCGCGGTTATGTTTTTCAAATGCTGTATCCCAAGACATCAGAATAAATTCGCACGGGGGAGGATTCTCTTTTTCCCAGAGTTGCCACCATTCTCTTTTGATTATGGCGCTGGCGTCGGAGGTCGGGTCTTGCATGTACTGTGCAGACCACTTGGGGAACGGTAGCTCGTTCCGGAGGACTTCCAATTCTTCAAGCGGCCAAAATTCTGGCCAGAGGGGGTTACCTGAAGGTAAGATGGCGGGGAAGTCGATCACTTCCCATTCTTCTCCATCCCGCATCGCGGCGGCTTTAAGGACTTGTGCAGTCAAGTCTCGTTTGGACCACCGTGTCATCACTATAACAATCGCACCTCCGGGTTGAAGTCGCTGTCTTGGCCCGGACGTGTACCACTCATAGGTCTTGTCATAGACTTCAGGGTTCGATTCGGCGATTGTCGCCTCTTGTTCTGAGTGTGGATCGTCAATAATAAGGAGGTCTGCACCCTTACCGGTCACCGCACCGCCCACACCGATAGCGAAATAGTCGCCGCCTTTGCTGGTATTCCATCTCCCTGCCGCTTTTGAGTCCACTTGCAGCACAGTTTCAGGAAAAATGTCTCTATAACGGTCTTCATCGACCAAATTTCGAACTTTTCGACCAAAATTAACTGCCAATTCGGCAGTGTGAGAGGTTTGAATGACCTTTTTCTCAGGAAATTTGCCCAAAAACCATGCTGGAAGCAGGTAAGAGGCGAATTCCGACTTCGTATGCCGAGGCGGCATGTTAATAATGAGTCGTTTCACCTCCCCGCGTGCCACTCGTTCGAACGCACGGGCCATTTTTGCGTGGTGTCTGCCTGAAATGAACTCAGGCCACATGGCTTTAACAAAAACTAGGAAGTCATCGTGCGATTTTTGTTTAGCTACTGCTTTTTCGTAACGCTCTAGGTCAATTAAAATATCGCGTTTATCTGCTTCAGACAAAGAAGAAAGATTATTTAGTAATGCGGCTATCTCTGCGGGAGTTATATTTAACTCCGCATCCAATACTTTATTCTTCGTCTTCAACATCTTCGTCTTCTCCCTCTATCTCCTCTTCGTTTTCCTCGTATTCTTCCTCTTCTAGTTCTTCTTCGTAATCTTCTGCGTATTCCGCTTCTTCTATCTCTATATTCTCTCTTCCCAATATCCGATTGATTTTCTCTTTGATCGCATGCTCCAACTGCGCCGGGGTCGTTGCTGTAATAGTGATTTCGCTCTTCTCTACAAACAGCCCCACATCAGAGATTTTACCGAGCAACTCAAGTGCACGTAGCTCGCTCTTGGTATCCCCGCAGCTCGAAATCTCAACGAGGCGATTAGTAATGTAGGTCCGCAACTGCGCTACGTCTTTTACTACCTGCCGGTCGTACTCACTAAGTAACGCACTCAACTTCAGGGCCGTGCCGGTAAGCACTGGAGCGGATACCGACATGGTTTTAGGAGCCTTGATTGGAGTTGGGGCAAAGTTCTTGGGAAAGATATTCCTACCTGTTTTACTTACCTTAAATGTTTTTTCTACATCCTTGTTAATACTCATCAGCATTTCTATAGGTTCAGGGCCGTCGTAGTCCGTCATTGACGGCATCCCCCAAGAGATAAGCAGGTTCGTAGTGTCGGCTATGATTCTCAGCACCTCCTCGGACGGACGTGCGCGTTTCCGTCGCCTACCTAGTTTGGCGTCTTC